CAACGACGAGCTTGGCGGCTTCCTCGTGCCGGAAGAGTTGAACAGCCGGGTCATCGCCCGCCTGCCTGGTATGACCGTTGTGCGCAGCATGGCGAACGTCCAGACCACCAGCAAGGACAACCTCACCTACATCAAGGCCACCGGTGGCGATAGCCGCTACATCGGCGCGGTCCGCGTGACGTGGGTAGATGAAAGCCCGTCGGCTGGCGCTGCCGAAACCAACGCCACCTTCGGCCAGGTGAAGATCCCGGTCCACGTCGCGATGGCGACCATCCCGGCGTCCAAAAACCTGCTCGAAGATTCGGCGGTCAACCTCCCGCTGCACCTTGAAGACCTGGCCGCCAACGGTCTTGCCCAGGATGAGGATGCCCAGTTCCTGATCGGCTTCGGCAACGGTCGCCCGCAGGGTATCCTGAACGGCACCGCAGCCCAGGCCACTGGGTCGAACGGCTACCACGATCAGGACATCTCCCGTGTGCCGTCCGGCACCGCTTCTGCCCTGACCACTGCCGGTCTGGTGGCTGTGCCGTATGCGATTGCAGCCCAGTACCGCAACAACGGCACCTGGGTATTCAATAAGGCGACGGCCAAGGCCATCAGCCAACTGGCCGATACCAACGGCAACCTCCAGTTCCGTGACCGGAACAACCAGCTTGCCAGCGGCCAGCCCCGCAACCTGGACGGCTACCCGTTCAAGGAGAGCGAGGCAATGCCAGGCATCGCCGCGAACACCCTGCCGATCATCTTTGGCGACTTCAAGGGCTACACCATCGCCGACCGCATCGGCATGAGCCTGATGCGCTACGACGACTCCAGCACTGCCGAGACAAACTCGGTCAAATTCGTGCTGCGTCGCCGCGTCGGCGGCCAGGTCACCGAGGGCTGGCGTTTCGCAGTCCAGCACGTCGCCGCAAGCTAACCCCTTTTCGGAATGCTTCTGAGCCGTCCTGCGCCATCGGGCTGATGCCCCTGGCGCACTGGGCGGCTTTCTCGTTTGAGGAGAAATCCATGCACACCCTCACAGACCATGTGGACATCTGGAACAGCATCAAGACCGGCGCGTATGCCGGCACGGTTGCCGGGAACTCGACCTTCGGGTCGGCGGTCCCGATGGCCGGGTACGACTACGCCACGATCCTCATCTCGGGGTCGGCTGCGGCGGCGGCTGGGTCAGCAGCCTTTACGGCGATGTCGGCAACCGGCGCGGACAACGCCGGGAGCGCGGTTATCTCGGGCGCAACCCTGAACTTTGTCGGCACCGCTGTGGCAGCGAACACCAACCAGTTGTTTGCCATCACGGTCAAGGCAGACCAGCTTCCTGCCGCGTCGCCGTACCTCACCGTCCGGCAGACCATCTATGGCGACACTGCCGTCTGGACTGGCTCGGTCCACATCCTGCGGTACAACGGGCGCAACCTCCCGGTGGTCAACGCCACATTGCTCCAGGATGTGAAGGCCGTCGCCTAGCCCAACCTCACGCAACCCTTGAGCCGCCTTTCGGGGCGGCTTTGTCGTGTCAAACGACCCGGCCTAGTCGCTGGCTTGCAACCGGCGATGAAAAGGTTCCCTGGCCCTGGCCGGGTCGCCAATCAGGGAAGCACGTTACACAAGGGATGTGACACCAATGCCGATCCGGCTTTCAATTTCAAGCAACAGTCCCTGGGCGAATACGGGCTACGGCGGACAGGTCCGCACCTTCGCCCCACGTCTGAAAGCCCTCGACTGCGTTGAGGACGTGGCCCTGATCGCCTGGTGGGGCCTTGAAGGCGGAATGCTCGGCGGTTGGAACGGCATGCGGGTCTATCCGAAGGGCTTCCACCCGTACGGCTCGGACGTGATGGGCGCACACAGCCAGCATTTTGGCGCGGACTTGCTCATTACCCTGATCGACGCCTGGGTGCTCAACCCGAAGGAAATCCCGCCGGGTCTACGCTGGTCGCCCTGGTTCCCGATTGACAGTGAGCCCGTGCCGCCACCCGTGCTGAACGTTGTCAAAGAGGCGTGGAAGCCGCTGGTCTATTCCCGGTTCGGGCAGCGGATGATGGAAGACGCCGGGGTTGAGTGCACCTACATTCCCCACGGTATTGACCGCACCTTCTTCCAGCCGATGAACCAGGACGCGGCACGCGAACGGCTGGGCTGGCCGAAGGACCGCTACATCGTCGGCATGGTCGCTGCAAACAAGGACCGTCCCAGTCGGAAAGCGTTCACCGCCAACCTGGCCGCCTTCGCCGCCTTCCAGAAGGACCACCCGGACGCGATGCTCTACCTGCACACCCAGATGACTGACCGGGTGGGCGGTGAGAACCTGGCGGCACTGATTGAATCGCTCGGCATCACCAACGTGATGGCCCCGGACCCGTACGGGCTGCTCCTGGGGTACGGCGATGACCACATGGCGACGCTCTACAGCGCGTTCGATGTGCTGCTGTCCGTCTCGATGGGGGAGGGCTTTTCGATGACCCCGCTGGAGGCACAGTCGTGCGGAACGCCTGTGATTGTGGGGCAGTGGACCGCCACGGAAGAACTGCTTTTTGGCGGCTGGGGCGTGGACAAGGCTGATACCGAGCCCTTCTGGACCCCGTTGGGTGCGTGGCAGCGTATCCCACACGTCGGGGCTATCAAGGAAGCCCTGGACGACGCGTGGCGCGGCGACCGGGAGCAGATGGGGCGACTGGGCGAGTTAGGCGCTGCCGAGTTCGATGCCGATCTGGTCACTCAGACTTACTGGCGACCGTTCCTGGAGAGCGTCGAGAAGGCAATCGAGGTCAACAAGACCATTACCGGCGCGGCTGCCGAGAACGGCGGGGAAGACAAGCTCAAGGCGAAGCTAAACAAGAAGTTGGCGGCGGCATGACCCCGCGAGAACGCGCAATCGCTGCCTGTGCGCCCTTCCCGGTGCCTGCCCGGCTGATTGAGCATTTCCCGCACCTGATAGGCCGTGATGGTCCGGGCAATAGCACCGAGACGCATTTCACCGATGCCGACCTGGGCGAAGCGATTGCGATGCCGGCCAGTGAAGCGCAACTGCTGTATAGCATCGCTGGATGGGTGGCATTTGATAGTGCGGTGGAAATCGGCGCGTATGTCGGGTGGTCCACCGCGCACATTCTTGCCGCCGCAGAGCCATTCGCATCGCAGATGCTGGCCGTGATTGATCCGTTTACCGAAAGTACTGGTGCGCCGGGTGCCACAGAAGAACGCTTCTGGCAAAACATCGATCGCGTTGACAGCTACATAAAGGCGCAAGTCTACCGCGCCTACTCCCCTGAAATCCTGCCCATCGTCAAGCCGCGCCACGGCTGGGACTTTGCGTTCATCGACGGCAAGCACACCCACGGGCAGCCCGTGGCCGATGTGATGGGACTGGTCCCCTGTCTCAGTGCGGACGCGGTGGTCGTGCTGCATGACGCATGGCTGCCGAACGTGAAAGGCGCGATCGACTGGCTAGCGATGAGCGGCTGGACGGCGGCGGAGCTACCTACCGCGAACCTGATGACCGTCTGCTACCGGGGCGATCGGCCCCACTGGTTGGACAACATCGAAGCAAGGACCCGTGAGTATGTGGCCCGTGCAGTGCAGGCGGTGACGAATGGCTGAGAAGCACATTGCCATTATCACGACGTACAACGAAGCCGAGACAATTGGCGATCTGATCAATGACCTCATCGCCGCTGGGATTGATGACGTCCATCTGGTCGATGGGGGATCTGCCGATGAAACGGTGGACATTGCCGAACAGCGCGGCGCGATGATCATCGCCATGTCCGAACGCACCCCGATAGCACGGTGCCTCCGCATCGGCTGGGGGACGGCGCTGGCATCCGGCGCAGACCGCATCCTGCAAATCGACGCAGGCGGCAGTCACCGGGTTGCGGACGCGCAAACGCTGCTGGCATCAGACGCCGATCTCGTCATCGGCTCCCGCTTTGTGAAGGGCAGCCGCTACAAGGGCAACCCGAAGCGACAGATGATGAGCCGGATTGCTGGCATGGCCTGCAACGTTGCCCTTCCCGGTGCGGTGTGGAAAGACTGGACGAGCGGCTACCGGGTGTTCTCGCGGGAGTGCGCCGAATACCTGGTGGACCAGGAGTACCGGGCAGGCTTCCACGGCTGGCAGATTGAGGTCCTGGCCCACGCAGCCCGCGCCGGGTTCCGTATCGAGGAAGTACCGATTACCTACATCGCCGGTCGGAGCTCCTTCAACCGCACGGTCGCCAAAGAAGCGATCGGTGTCTGGTGGCGGCTGATGAAGCAGCGTGAGAACCCGGCATCCTGGGCGAAGCCGTCATCCTTTGGGGGCATCCTGTGAACATCGTCATCGCGAGTATCTTCCGTGACAGCGCGTCCTACATTGACCGCTACGTGTCCCAGGCTGCTGCCCTCCGCGACGCGCTAGCGGCTCGTGGCGACTCCCTGCGGGGCGTTTGGGGCGAAGGGGATAGTAATGACCGGACGGCCACGATTCTGGCGGAGAAGTCCCGGAAACGCGCCTTGACCTTTGACCTGATCGATGTATCCCACGGTGGCCCGAAGTTTGGCAGCATCAACGTCGAACAACGCTGGCGACAGATTTCCTACTGCTGCAACGCCGTCCTCGACGCCATCCCGGACGATGCCGATGTGGTGGTGTACGTCGAAAGCGACCTCATCTGGTCAGCAGGCGAGCTGATAGACCTGGTTGACGATGTGAGCGCGTTCGGCATGGACGCCCTGGCTCCGATGAGCATGGCCTACGACGAGACACCGGCTCGCTTCTATGACACCTGGGGACACCGGAGCGGCGGGGTCTGCTTCCAGCCGTATGCCCCGTTCCATGAGGGGCTACGGGACAATCCGAACCAGGCATTGCCGCTTGACAGCGCCGGATCGTGCATCGTCATGCGCGGTGATGTGGCACGGACGGCACGCTTTGCCCCGCCGGAAGAAGGCATTGTCGGGTTCGGTCACGATCTCAACGCGAAGGGGTACACGCTCCTGTTGGACCCATCCACATCGGTGTGGCACCCGTAATGGCAATCATCAGCCTGTCCGACCTCCGCGCACACATCAAGATTGCCGGTACCGTCGATGACGCCCTGTTGCAGTTCTATATCAACAGTGCCCAGGACGCGATCGAGACCTACACCCGGCGCACCTTCGACGCGACCGCATCCGCCACCCGCTACTACCCTGACGACCCGTACACCTTCAGCGCCCAGCGGCTCTACCTCGATGGCGAAGTGCTCTCTGTGTCCCAACTGGTGAACGGCGACGGGGGCACCATCAGCGCGTCCGATTACTGGCTCCAGCCACGCAACGAGCCGCCGTACTCCATCGTGGAATTGAAGACGAACGCCTACTGGTCCTGGAACACCGATGGCGAAGTCGCGGTGACCGGTGTCTGGGGCTATTCGGGCACACCGCCGTATGCCATCCAGGAAGCCTGCCGCGAACTTGCCGCCTACTACTACCGCCTGAAAGACGTGTCCACGCTCGACATGGCCGGACCACCCGAAGGTCCACAGATGATCGTCCCCCGCGGGATGCCGAAGAACGTGATTGACCTGATCCAGCCGTACCGGAGACGCAGCCGGTGACCATCGCCGGAACACTCGACGCCATCGAAACCGTCCTCGAATCGGTGACGGGGCTGGCGCAGGTCTACCGCCACAAGGCGGGGTACATCAACAGTGGTGACCTCCCCGCCGCCGTGACCTACTCGGGCGCGAGCATCGGCGAAGGCTCCCGGTTTGGTGGCGCGGCTTTCCGCCAATCCGACCGCGCCTATGTCGTCGATGTCTACGTGCGTCCGGTCGCGGAATCGACCTGGGACGAATCCCTGGCCGACGCAGAAACGC